ATCTCGAAATATAATTCCTTCTCTAGATTCAACATACAATTTAGGTTCTACCACTAACCAATGGTCAAATATTCATGCTGATGCAGCTTCAATCGACACTACTACAGGTAATTTGATCGGTAATGTAACAGGTAATCTTTTAGCAGCTACTACTCAATCCAAAAATATAGTTCCTGATGCAGATTCAACATATAGTTTAGGTTCTACTTCTAACCAATGGGCAAATATACATGCTGATTTAGCAAATATTGATGCTATTACAGGTGATTTAACTGGTAATGTAACAGGTAATCTTTTAGCAACTACTACTCAATCCAAAAATATAGTTCCTTCTCTAGATTCAACATACAATTTAGGATCAACTTCAAATAGATACGCAAATATCCATGCTGATGATATTACTCTAGAGTCAGGAGGAACATTAACTGGTAATGTAGCAGGAAATCTTACAGGTAATCTTGTAGCATCTACAACTGAAGCTAAGGATATAGATCCTTCTATAAATTCAACATATAGTTTAGGTTCTACTACCTTAAGATGGGCAAATATTCATGCTGATGCTGTTACTCTAGCATCGGGAGGATCCTTAACTGGTAATGTAATAGGAAATCTTACTGGTAATCTTTTAGCATCTAGTACTGAATCTCGAAATATAGTTCCTTCTCTAGATTCAACATACAATTTAGGTTCTACTACATTACAATGGGCAAATATACATGCTGATGCAGGAAATATTGATGCTATTACAGGTAATTTAACTGGTAATGTAACAGGTAATCTTTTAGCATCTAGTACTGAATCTAAAAATATAATTCCTGATACAAATGGAATATACAGTCTAGGTTCTAGTACTAAGAAGTACATGAACGTTTTTGCTGACGCTGCTGCCATTACTGTTATAACAGGTAATTTAACTGGAACTGCAACTCAAGCAGCAAATATTAATAATCATGATACTGATGCTTTATCTGAAGGACTTAATAATCTATACACTACTGCTGCAAGAACCAGAGGACACTTTACATATGGTACAGGTATTGAGCACGATGGTGCAGGTGGACTTGCTGTAACTCAGTCAGATATTAATACTGATAATCTAACTGAAGGATCTACAAACGTATTCTTTACAGATACAAGAGCAGATGCAAGAGTTGCTGCTGCAACTGGTTCAAACTTAGATCTAAGTCAGAAGTCTACTACAGACCTTTCAGAAGGAACTAATCTATATCATACAGAAGAAAGAGTACAAACAAAACTTGATCATGCGTTTGAGCAACTCAAAGCAATGTTGAATAATCTTGCAACTTCCACTACATTGAAACTAAATCTGTCTGGTGATCCTACACCTGGTTCAGTTGTCACTCTTGGATCATTGTCATCAAGCGGTGTTGGTGGATACACAGCTGGTACAAACGTTGCCACAACAGCATCTGCATTAGGAACTGGATTGACAGTTGATACTACAGTAAATGCTGATGGTGCTATTACAGCGATTGCATTGAATCAAGCAGGAACTGATTATGTGATAGGAGAAACAATAACAATTCCTAACTCCAATCTTGGTGGTGTTGCTACTCTTAACTTGGGTACATTATCTGGTGGTGTTGGTGGATTTTCAGCAGGAACTGGTGTTGCTACAACAAACTCTGGATCTGGTGATGATGCCCTAACAGTTAATACTACAGTCGATGGAAACGGAGCAATAACAAACGTTGCTATTAATGCTGCAGGAACAGGATATGTTGCAGGTGATACAATCACAATTACGAACCCTAACGCAGGTGGTGCAGCAACAGTTGACACACTTGTAGGTGGTACAGGATATGCAAACGGAACTGCCATTGCTACAACAACTGTTGGTTCTGGATCTGGTTTAACACTTGACTTAACAACTTCAAACGGAGTTGTCACAGGTGTAGCAATAAATGGTGCAGGATCTGGATACGCAGTTGATGATACTATTACAATCGTAAATGCTAATGCATCTGGTGTTAAGACACTTGGATCTATCGCTACTGCAGGAACAGGATACGCAACTGGAACTGCAATCGCAACAACCAATGATGGATCTGGTTCAAACTTTACTGTTGACATATCATCTGTAGATGCCTCTGGTGCGATTACAGCAGTAGCAATTAATGATGATGGATCTGGATATACAGATTCAGATACTATTACAATCGTAAATGCTAACGCAGGTGGCGTTAAGACTCTTGGTTCATTCAGCGATCCAGGCACAGGATATAGTAATACAACAGGTGTTGCAACAACATCATCTGGATCAGGAACTGGATTGACTCTTGATATTACAACTTCAAATGGAGTTATAACAGATGCAACAATTAATGACGATGGATCTGGATATGCAGCATCTGAAGTTATAACTATTGTTAACGCTAATGCATCTGGTATTAAGACCGTAGGAAACTTTGGTGCAACTGATTCATCAAGAACTCCTGGCACTTATACTTTAGGAACATCTGATTATGCTACTCAGGCATCAGGTGCTAATGCAACATTCACCATTGTTATTGGAGTCGGTGGTACTGTTGATTCCATCACTGTCACAGATGATGGATCTGGATTCATTGTCAATGAAACAGTCACTGTTTTAGATGCACAACTTGGTGGTGGTGGTGCTGCTGCTCTTACCTTTGATGTCACAGCGATTCATGGAAATGGAGCACAGATTCCAGTATCTGCAATTCATGGAAATGGATGTACAATCCCAGTATCAGAGATTCACGGAAATGGAGCAACAATTGATATTGCTACGATCTTTACTAACGCAACTGTTAACGTTGCAACTGTATTCACTAATGCTACCTTCAGTCTATCCGACATCACAACTATGGAGATTGGAGCAACACTGACTGGAACAACTTCCAACAGTTCGGGAGTTATAACAGCCATGGATTCTACATCTGTCACAGTTGATAATGTATCTGGATTCTTCAAGAAAGGAGAAACAGTTGGTGCTAATGATGTAACTAACTTAACTATCAGTTCATTCGGTTAATAAACTATGTCTGCTACAAGACCTGCAAGTAAAACAGAATTAAAAGACTATGCTCTTCGTAGATTAGGATTTCCTACGATAGACATTAACGTTGCCACTGAGCAGCTGGATGATTTGGTAGAAGAAGCAATAGATTACTATCAAGAATACCATTACAATGGTAGTTTTCAAACCTTCATGAGAATAGAGGTCACTGATGCTATTAAGACACAAGCAAAAGGATTTACTCAAGAAGGATCAACTCCTTGGTATGGACAAGATAATTATGTTTCTACACCACCTGGTACTTTAGGTATCAATCATGTATATACAAACATAGGTGCATCAAGCATAGTACCTGGTAATATTTTCAATATTAAATATCAAATATTCTTAAATGATATCTACTCCATGACACATGGACAGATATTACATTACTTCTTAACATCTCAATACTTAGAGACTCTTGACTTCGTGACTAACTCTCAAGCAAATAGAAGAGTTAAATGGAATGAACATTCAAACAGACTTTATTTGGACTTCGACTGGGATGATCTTACAGTTGGAGACTATATAATGGTAGACATGACTATGCGTCAAGATCCTACAACCTTTACTGACATGTTCAATGACAACTGGTTAAAGGATTATGTTGAGGCACTATTCCAACAACAGTGGGGTAGAAACCTCAGTAAGTATGATGGTATTCAAATGTTAGGTGGAGTGACTCTTAACGGTCGTCAAATCCTTGAAGACGCAAGTAAATTCAAGGAAGATCTTGAAAAAGATATCCGTGATCGTTATGAAATACCACCACTAGATCTAATAGGATAATATGGCAATTAAGAACACACCAGCTCAGGATTACGTTCAGTCAGATTATTCTAATGCAGGACGTTTAAAAGCGAACGCATCCTCACAAGAACAAAAATTTATTGAAAATCTAGTAGTAGAAAGTATCGAGATTTATGGGCAAGACATTTACTATGTTCCGAGAACTATTGTCAACAAAGATTCAGTCTTTGAAGAAGACTCGGATGGAAAATTTGAAAGTGCGAAAGCAATTAGAGCATATGTCAATAATGTTGAAGGATGGGAAGGACAAGGTGAGCTACTTAGTAAATTTGGAATCCGTATTGAAGACAAGACAACTTTTATATTCTCCCGTGAGAAATTTAAAGAGCATGTGGACGACAGTGTCACGCTTAACGTCGAAGGGAGACCAAACGAAGGGGACTTAATTTGGTTCCCAATAACTAAACATTTATTTGAAATCAAATTTGTAGAAGTAGAAAGACCATTCTATCAGTTAGGTAGAAATTATGTTTGGGAATGTCAATGTGAACTATTCGAGTACAGCGACGAGGAGATCAATACAGGTATTACAGAACTCGATGCAATCGAGACTGCATTTGCAAATGCGATTACAGTTGGTCTTGTAGCAGGTGGATCTGGCACCTTTACAGCAGGTGAAACTATTACTGGTGGTACATCTAACGTCACTGCTGAAGTTAAGTCGTTTGACGCTGCTACTAGAACATTAATCGTTATTAATCGTTCTGGTACATTCACAGTTCCTGAGACAATAACTGGTGGAACATCTAGTGCATCTTGGACAACTGCTACATATAATACGATCGACAATAAAAATATTGAGTTCGATCAAAACAACGACTTTGAAACTCTTGACAATCAGATCATTGACTTTACCGAATCAAATCCATTTGGTTCAGTTGGATCTATTACTGACAACACAATCTAATGCTAGGAACTTATACATACAACGAAATTTTCCGTAAGACTATCGTAGCTTTTGGAACTCTGTTTAATAATATAGAGATCCGAAGGAATGATGAGGTTATGAAAGTGCCTCTTGCCTATGGTCCTAAACAAAAATTTTTAGCACGTTTAGATCAGAACCCTGATCCTACAAACAAAAGAGTGCAGATAACTCTTCCAAGATTATCATTTGAGATAGGTGGTATTGAATATGATTCTTCAAGAAAAGTATCACCAACACAAAAAATTAAATTTAAGAAAGACGCAGACGAAAATAAAAATGCATTCATGCCTGTACCTTATAATATAGGTTTTGAGTTAGCGATTATAACAAAGAATCAAGATGATGGATTACAAATCATAGAACAGATATTACCTATATTTCAACCTCATTATAATCTATCTGTAAAATTATTGACAACGTTAGGAGAAACTAAAGACGTACCTATAGTTTTACAAAGTATAGATTACGAAGATGATTATGAAGGTGATTTTGCAACTCGTAGAGCAATCATATACACATTACAATTTACTGCTAAAACATACTTATATGGTCCTATCACAGATGCAAAAATTGTCAGGAAAACACAGGTGGACTACTATGCAAGTACAGATACAAACACTGCACCAAGAGCAAGAAGATATACTGTACAACCAGAATCTACTGTTGATAGAGATGGTACAGTAGCAACAACTCTTTCTGGCACTATTAGTAAGACTGCTACTGGTTTCTCAGTTGCTAATGCCTCTGGTATTAATCAATGGGATAACATATACATTGGTAATGAACTTATGAGAGTCACCAATAAAGTTGGTAATAATCTAAGTGTTATCAGAGGATATGAGAAGTCAACTCCTACAGTACATAGTGTGGGATCAAATGTATTCATAGTCAATGATGCTGATAATGCTCTATTAGAATCTGATGATGACTTTGGATTTGGTGAAATATATTCTGAGTATACTGACATGAAGAAATACAATCCTGTAAGTGGACAGGATGAGGCAATCTAATGGAATTTTCTGGACTAGACAAAGCATTCGGTCAAGAACCCAAAGGGGAACTTAAGAAGCATGTCGATAAAGTTAAACCTCTTCTTAAAAAAAGTCAAGAGGATGATGTAAGACATGACTACGAGACTGCACGTGCACAGATGCATAATCTAGTATCCAAGGGACAAGAAGCAGTAGATGGTATTCTAGAGGTTGCACAGAGTAGTGATCATCCTAGAGCATATGAAGTTGCTGCTTTGATGATTAAAAACGTTGCAGATACTACAGAGAAACTTATAGATTTACAACGAAAGATGAAAGAGTTAGATGCAGAAGATAAGAAGGTGACTAATAATACTACCAACGCACTCTTTGTAGGAAGCACGAGTGATCTACAGAAGATGCTAAAAAATATAAATAAAGATACAGAAGACAAGACAACCGACAAGAAATGACAGTTCTTAACGTACTAAGTACAAACGCCATTGCAGCAGGTGCAACAGAATATCAAGTCGTAAAGACTGGATTTTATCGTGTCATAGCAACCGCAGGAGATGCTACTGTAGCATTTAATGACGGACCTGCAATTACTTTGATTCAAGACCAAGCATTACTACTTAAAGGTGGTAAGCCAGGTCATGCAAAAATTGTAAAAGGTGTTAGTGATTCAACAGCAGATTATACATTAGGTAGACACCTACATGAAACATCATCAAGTCATCCATTTTCAGTGGGCGATTTTATTGCTGTAGAAGACGATAGTACTTCACCTGCTATTGATAGTAATTTTCTTTCTGCAGGAACTGCAGGTAAAAAGATAACTGCAGTTGTAGGTAATTTCATTAGTACTGACATAGACTCATCAAGTGCATCAGCTGATTACACATACGCATCAGGAACTCAAGCAGTCGTAAAGCGTGCTACTAAAGTAGCAGTGACAGGTAATGCAATAGCACTTGAAGAAATACAAGTAGTTGGTGGATAATGCCAGCCGTAAATCAAAAGGCAGAGAAAATTGTAATGGCGATGAAACGCAAGAAGAAGAGTTTCAATCGCCTATATGGGGATGACGCTAAGAGTGTCATGTATGCAACTGCAAATAAGTTGGCACAAAAAGAAAACTTAAAAGTTATGTATTATCAGGATTTCATCAAATTAGTAGAAGGCAATCCTACAACACGTATGTTAACCAAGTCTAA